AAGGTCGTGAGACAGTTGACAGTACAGAGGTAGAAAAACTATTAGGGTTTGTCCCTAAGAAGGTAGGAGCTGAAAGCCAGCGACTATCAATCAAGCAAAGTGGAGGCAAGTAAATGGCTACAGAAGGCACAAAGTTTCAAATCAATTACAAGTTAAATGATGGAACACTCATCAACTTGTACGCATCAACAGTTACAGAATTAGAATCAGGTCTTGCAGATCTTGCAATGAACGCAATGAACATCCGTGCAACAGGACTTGAACTATCAGGTGGTCAAGCAGCACCAGCACCAACAGTTGGAGCAATTGCTCAGCAGTTCAATGCAACACCGGTAGTTGCTGCTAAGGAACCTAACTACAATACACAACAAGCATCAGGTAATACCTGCCGTCACGGTGCAATGACACTACGTTCAGGTGTAGGACAAAAAGGTCCGTGGTCAGGTTATATGTGTGCAGCACCTAAGGGTGCGCCAGATAAGTGCGACACTATCTGGGTTCGATAACTAATGCGGGAGCCAAGTCAATACGAAGCTCCTAGTTGTGCAACAATCGGTGGTGACTTCTGGTTTCCTGATAAAGAACAGGAATCAGTAAGTCTTGCCGAGGCCCAGTATGCAAAATCAATTTGTATGCGTTGCCCCCACCGCAGAGAATGTGCTGAGTGGGGAATACGCAAAGAGAACTTTGGTATATGGGGTGGACTCTCTCCAAGAGAACGCTTCCGTATTCGCCAACAACGAGGCATCAGATTAAATCAGGAGGACGGCGTTGCTTAATCTTTCCCGCGCTTGGAGTGGAGTGCTTACCAAAGCAACACCACTACCTGATGTGTGGAAAGGGTTAGCAACAGAAGGTATTAAGTTTCGCAGAGGCCAGGTATGTATGGTAGCTGCAGCACCTAATGCTGGTAAGTCTATGTTCTCCCTGATCTATGCAATCAAAGCCAAAGTTCCTACACTTTTCTTCTCCGCAGATACTGATACCACTACTGTAATGATGAGGTCTGTATCGCATCTATCTGGTCACTCACAAGTGACAGTCGAAGCAAACCTATCTACCGATAGTAAGTATTACAATGCACACTTAGACAAACTTTCACACGTCAAGTGGGTCTTTGATTCATCTCCAAACATTGATGATTTGGAGTTGGAGATCAGGGCCTACGTTGAACTCTATGGACAACCACCTGAGTTGATAGTCATTGATAACCTAATGAACATCACCGCTGAGACGGACAACGAATGGGCAGGACTGAGAGCAATTATGATGGAGCTTCACGATATGGCACGCAAGACTGAGGCCTGTGTGATGGTGCTCCACCACGTATCAGAACAGTCAGAGTATGGGTCACCTAGTAACCCACCTCATCGCAGAGCAATTCACGGAAAGGTCAGTCAGTTACCTGCACTGATACTTACACTGGGCTATGACCCAACGCAAGGAATACTGAAGGTAGCACCGGTGAAGAATCGGTTTGGCGCACATACTGCTGACGGAAGCAAATATGCACAGCTACTGGTAAACTACGCAGCAGTACAGATATCAGACCAGAACGAGTTTGGTTGGATGTTAAGAAAAGATACGATTGCAGGATACCAAGGAGGGTACAATGTCTAAGGATGAGCAGATGCACCACGTGCCAGAAAAAAACAAAAGAGAAAAGACAGAAGTTTCAGAACTAAAGAATACTTACCGAGACAATCTTAAGATAGATGCACTGCGTGCAGAACTTGATGCACTCAAGGTAGACCTAACCAACTTCGTTGGTGCGCTATTGCAATCTGGTATTGTTGAATTAGTTAAAGATGAAGAAGGCAACATCATCTATAAGATCAACAAGGTTGTATTGGTAGATGAGTCAGTACAACAAGACTAAAGGTTCTCAGTTTGAGACAGATGTAATGAAGTGGCTTCGACGTGCTGGAGTCATAGCAGAACGTCTGACTAAAGCTGGGGCAAAGGATGAGGGCGACATCGTAACTGTTATCGCAGGAGAAACCTATATCCTTGAACTCAAGAACAGGGCAACCCTTTCCTTGCCTGAGTTCTGGAGAGAAGCACAAGTTGAGGCGCTTAACTATGCTAAGGCTAGAGGTCTTGGGGAAGTCCCTCTTTCTTATGTAATAGTTAAGCGTCGCAACGCATCAATAGATCAAGCCTGGGTCATTCAGGACCTAGCCCAATGGATAAAGGAGAAACAAATGCCAGTACCAGGTGGAGAAATCACAACATCAGAGATACTAAAGCCAGTAGAAGAAGTAGTTGAAGTTTCAACTACCGAAGAGGATGAAGATGATTTGCCAAAACTGTAGAACAGCAGGCGATGAGAACTGGGTAGCCCAGTACAAGCGTGCTGCTAAGTTTCACAGTAAGTGCGATGACAAGGGGTGTGTATGCCAGCACAAGACTGGTCCAGGGTACGTAAAGCGGGCAGGTACAAAGGTCCCGTTGATGCAAACACAATCCCCATAGCAGCAATTGTTTCGCACTTCGGAGGTGAAGTAAGAGAAGGTAAGAGCGCATCAGTTAGATGCTGCCTACATAGCGACAGTCGCAGGTCTGCCGTTATGAATACCTATGACAACCTGTACTTCTGCCATACCTGCGGTAAGGGTGGCAACGCAGCTAACTTAGTGTGCATACTAGAGAACTTGGAGTTTAACGATGGCCTCAAACGTGCAGTCGAAATTGCTGCTGGAAGCGGCGCAACAATACGCACAGGCAATAAGTCCAGAGGCTCTAGCCGTACTCGAAGGACGTGGGATCTCTGAAGAGACAGCAGGACTGTTTCAGTTAGGGACTATTACTAATCCAATCAATGGTCACGAGATGTATGAAGGGTGGCTATCCATCCCATACATCACAGCTTCCGGTGGTTGTGTTGGCTTTAAGTTTAGAAGATTAGATGATGCCAAACCTAAGTATGGTTCACCTACTGGGCAGAAGGCACACCTGTATAACGTTTGTGACATCACCATTGACTCACCACACATCGTTGTATGTGAAGGTGAACTAGATGCGATAGTTACTAGCGGTGAGCTTGGTATTCCTGCCGTGGGTGTACCTGGTGTTGCTGCTTGGAAGCCACACTTTCCTAAACTATTTGCGGGGTACGAAACTATCTTTGTTGTTGGTGACAATGACATCAAAGAGGATGGGTCTAACCCAGGAGCTGAGTTTGCTAAGCGCGTGGCGAACGAGGTAATGAACTCACAGATTGTTACACTACCCCCAGGTATGGACATCAATGATTACTACTTGGCTAATGGAATTGATGCTACAAGAAAGTTACTGATAGGGGAGTCAAATGTATGACGATGACAAGAAGCGAGTGGGACACGATGGTACAGACTTTGCAGCATATGGGCTTCCAGATCCTAGAGATCAATATGGAAACCGAGACTATACTCCTTCGGCCTATGCCGACAAGGTAGATGCGGCTTTCATTGCAGATGTCTGGCGTATTATGGACCAAGCAGGCAACCTACTGGTGCGTAAGCATCACGACTACGGCCCAAAGAACATTGCTCACTCACCAGGTGGACCACTTAATGGTCTGCGTGTACGTATGTGGGACAAGATAGCACGCATCAATAACTTACTTGACTCAGGTGTTAAGCCAAGCAATGAGTCATTGCGTGATTCATTCTTAGACTTACTCAACTACTCAGCTATTGCAATGATGGTACTAGATGGCGTATGGCCTGAGGTACAGGAACCAGACTGTGACTGAACTGCACCCAATAATCTATGACCTAGTGCCTAGCGTTGCTAACACTATCCATCGCAGGTATAACAAGCACGTTGAGAAGGATGACATCAAGCAAGAGTTGATGGCGTGGGCTATGACTAGGGTAGAAGATCACATCATTGATCTAATGGAACCTATTGAAGAGCGACGCAGACACAACGAACAACGCATTGCTTGGCAGATGAAGCGTGCTGGAGAACGCTATGCACGCAAAGAGAAGGCTGCTAAGTCTGGCTATCAGACTAATGATGAAGCCTACTACGAGTCAGCTACGCTTGGTCAGTTGCTTCCCTTTGTTATTGCATCAGTCATAGATGGCACAGTATTAGAGCAAGCACAAGAGATGATTAGAGATGGGCAACCTAAAGGTTCATCTTCCCCTGCCGAAGGTGGCAACCTACTTGCTAATCTCATTGACATCAAGAAAGGTTTTCTGAAACTAGACCAAGAGGACCAAGCTATCTTGCGTATGCGCCATCACGAGAGTTTCACCCTGCAACAGATAGCACAGGTACTAGAGTGTGCCATCTCTACCGCAGATCGTAGGTGTGCTCAGGCACTTCGTAGGTTGCAGGATAATCTAGGTGGTGTATCACCGTGGCAATGAACGAAGAACTACTGTTTACCTTCTTGCGAGATGGTTTCTATTCAGACTTAGAGAAAGCACCAGGTATTTATGATGCCTTTGACTGTATCTCTAAGCAAGCAGGTCATTACATAGAGTTAAAGTGTAGACATACCCACTATCCCACGTTACTGATAGAGGAGATGAAGTATCGCAAGCTGATAACGCAGGCAGCAGAGCGAGATCTTATCCCCTACTACATCAACTCGACACCGGAAGGTGTCTTTTCTTTTGACCTGATGGATGTACCAGAACCTGAATGGTTTAACCATTGGATGCCAGCAACCACAGAGTTTGCTCGTTCTAATAAAGTATCAAAGTTGGTAGGTTATCTACCCATAGAGGAAGCGGTGCAGCTCTGATGCAGTACGACTATCGTTGCCCTGATTGCAACAGCGTATTAACTATTGAACGGTCTATCCACGAGGAACCTCGTGAGCCTTCTTGCTTTGACTGCCACATACCTATGGTACGTAAATGGGATACGCCCTCTATCACCTTCAAGGGTAAAGGGTTTTACTCTACTGGTGGATAGTGCTATGCTTTAGATCTCGGCAAGCGACCGCTTGTAGAGTGCTAGCAAGAAGCCCCCGCCAGATGGCGAGGGCTTTTTGTTTGCCAGGAAAGGGTTAAAAACCCAGCAAGATTATTCAGTACCAGCCGACTCGATCTGAGTGCCGGAGAGCGCCACAGAAACTGTTTCGATGGCGGTGCATAACGTATCGTACACCTCGAAGGATTTGTAATTCAGGTTGGCTACTACGTTCTCCAAGGAGCTGAGCAATTCCATAAGCTGAGCTTCTTGGTTTGCCCGAAGCGTCTCTTGGGCGAGCCAAGTGGTCGAAGCGGGATTCACGGGTCCAAAGTGTGAC